GCTAGAGTTAATTCATAAGGTGTGCTTGTAAAGCTATTTCTCTCAAGTTGGAATTTGAATAAAGCTGCTCCGAAAATGTCTATCGTTGTTGCTCCTTGCGCGTTGGAAGTGAAATAGCCTGAAGCTAATATTCTACCTCCCGATACACCAGTTCCATCTAGCTTGTATTCTACAGAAGAATTAACTCCAGCATCAGTCCATGTACCACCAGAAGTTGTTCCAGAAGCAATTACTTGCCACTTGTAGATACCTGTAGCGACCCCCATTACCGACAACGCAGTTAAAATTACGATACTATCTAGTCTTGTTGATTTTAATCGTATCGAAACAACAGGATAAAAGGTTCCTGCTGTCGCAAGAGCTTTCGGCGCAGTTATAGCTGTACCTGCTGCTTGCTGTAACCCTCTTAATTCATAACCACCTTCGGAAATAACTGTACTACAAACTTGCTTCAATTTACTTGGACCTGAAGTTGCAGCTTTATTTTCAATTTCATATCTAAGCGGCAGTGATCCCGTTGTAATATATGTTGTATCAATTATGTTAGCATGGTGGAAGTAATGGCAAGCTACAAATTGACCATTGATGACAAATCCTGTTCTCACGGTACCCAATCCAAGCCATTCTATATCTGCCCATAAAATTTGAGCCTTTGTAATATCAAGTGTAATACCAGATGAACCCGACCCATCCAAGCGATCTACATTCCATTGTGATTGGGGAATACGAGTAGATGAAAGTGAGCCTGATGTAATGCTGCGCTCAACCATATAAAGAGTAGCATCATCCAATTCTAAGTAAATGCCATTATCAGTGCCAAAATACCCAACACGTTGTCTCAGATTTGTTTTAGCTTGGTTAAAAATAAATGTATTCAAAATTAGTAAACTTTTACCAGGTTGATAGGCAAACACCTTTGTTGTTTCTCTGTATATTTTAGAACCACTCAGAGCATCAACTTTTAACTCTACAAGACCTTGTGTTTGAATGAATTCAGCAGAAGCAGAGGTTGTTGTAGTTCCTCCTGACAATGTTGACCATAGATTATTATCTGAATATCTATGAGACGAATCAAAAAGAGTCAAGGGACTTGATGTTCTCGTTCTACCGAAAGCATCACTAGCCATGTTGAAATTACCGCTAAAGTTGCTTGTCGTATCATCGATATTTTTTACCAAAACTGCATATTTTGGATATTCGATTACTTGAGGGGAACCAAAAGATGGATCTGTCATTGCCGATGTTGCTGGAAATCTGATATCATTTACGATTTCAACAAATTTCCCGCTTTCGGTATTTGCAGCATTTGTCCATACATTAGTGTTAATTGCCATATTTTTATTTAATCATTTGATGGGGTTAATATCGTATTGACTTTCGCATTTCATGGTTTATCATTTTTTTATGTATAGGAATTGTATTTACAACAACCGTGAACGCAAGGTTTTCTTGTGGACATGGAATGAAAATGGGGAGCGTGTGAAAGAAGAACACGACTTCAAACCATATATTCTACTGGAAGATAAAGCGGGTAAAGAGAAATCTATCTATGGAACTCCTCTTAAAAAGAAAGAATTCGCTTCTTCGTATGACAGAAATAATTTCGTAAAAGATAGTAATATCAAGCGAATCTATGAAAATCTCCCCCCATACCAACAATTCTTGATTGATAATTATTGGTCGGTTTGTGAGGATGACAATTTCTCTCAATATCCGTTAAAGGTTGCTTATCTAGACATCGAATGTCCTCATCCTGATAAGTTTCCAGAACCAGAGTCAGCGGAAGCAGTGGTAAATTTGATCACTGTATTCGATTCATTTTCTAAAATGTATCATGTTTTCGGTTTGAAGAATTATCACACGACAAGAGATGACGTAAGATATTATTTTTGTAAATCAGAAGAAGATTTGCTCAAATCATTCATCAAATTCTTTAGAAAAGAGGAATTTGATGTGATTAGTGGATGGAACATAGCAGGATTCGATATCCCCTACCTGATCAACAGAATCACATTTGAATTGGGAGAAGAATGGGCAAAGAAATTGTCGCCAATTGAAAGGATTTATGAAAAGACGAATCCGAATGGTAAATTTGGAATGCCTACCAAAGAGTATGTGATCGAAGGAATTTCTATTTTGGATTATTATGTGATGTATATGAAATTCAGCTTAGAGAAGCAAGAATCATACAAGTTGGATAATATTGGAGAAATTGAATTAGGTATCAACAAAATTCAACACGAAGGTAATCTATGGGAATTGGCTAAAAAAGATTGGTATAAATATACTGACTACAACATTCGCGATGTGGAAATTTGTGTTAAATTGGACGAGAAAAAGGGATATATCAATCTTCTTCGATTCCTTGCATACACAGGATTATGTGATTTAGAAAATGCCATCAAAACCGTTCCACCGATGAACGGTGCTATTGCTATTCGTGCGCGTATGCGCGATGAGTATATTCCAACTTTCATTCGCCCTGTCACTGATTATAAAGCACCTGGAGGTTATGTGTCAGAACCAAAAGTGGGGTTTGCTGAAAATATCGTGTCATTCGATGCCAACTCGCTGTATCCATCAGTCATGATTTCTCTAAATCTCTCCCCTGAGACAAAAATAGGTAGAGTTGAAAAGGATGGCGACAAAGTGAAAATCCATCATGTATCAGGTAGGTTGTTTGAGATGACTCCTGAGAACTTCAAGAAATTCATTGATGAGGAACAAGCTGCATTAACCAAGGCTGGATTTCTATTCTCTCAAAAGAAAAGAGGTTTGGTGCCTGAATTCCTAGACAATCTTTATACCAAGAGGAAGGAGATGAAGAGTAAGATGATGGAATGCCGAAAAAATGGAGATAAAGCGGGAGAGCAGAAATTTGATAGTATTCAATACGCTTACAAAATTCACCTCAATTCCCTGTATGGATATATGCTCAATAAATACGCTCCCCTTGGAGATGAGGATATCGGAACATCGGTGACATTGACAGGACAAGCAGTTATTAAAAAGAGTAATGATTTGTTTCAGGATTATGTGAGAGAGAACTTACCAGATGTATCGGAATCTTTATTGCAAGCGAGTTGCATTTACGGGGATACGGATTCCTTCATGGTTTCTCTGAAAATGTTTGGATATGATGCTGGTTCTGATGAATTTTATACATTGTGCGAAGATATTGAGGATTATATCAACAATAGCATGACAGAATGGGCAAGAAAAGCTCTGAGAAGCACTGATCCGCGATTCGTATTCAAACGAGAAACCATTTGTGATAGCGGAATTTTCATCGGTAAGAAATATTATGTCCTGCATGTTCTGGATGATGAGGGAACAAAGGTGGATAAGTTTAAATATCGGGGAGTTGATGTAGTGAAGACTACCATGCCTAAAAAGGTCAAACCATATGTTAAGAAAGTCATTGAACACATGATCATGACTCAATCCTTGAAGGAAACTAATGATCTGTTCAATGAAGCATACGAAGAATTTAAGAAATTGCCTATCGCAGATATTGCAAAGATCTCTGGTATGAACAATTATTCAGAATATTCAGCTAGATGTAATGGAATGAATACCGTGAAAGGGATGCCGAGTCATCTAAAAGCCGCTTATTTCCATGATCTAATTGTCGGACAGAACGAATGGTCTTCCAAATATGATAAATTTAAAACAGGAGATAAAGTTCGTATGGTATATGTCAAGAAACCCAATAAATATAATTTGGACATGATCGGTTTCAAAGGAGATTGGCTCGAAGAATTTAATAATATTTTCGTGGTTGATTACGAGAAAATGTTTAGCAAGATATTCCATGCCGCAATCGAGAGATTCTATGAAGCAGTCGGATGGAAACTAAGAAAACCATCAGAAAATCTTACAGTGGAATTGGAAGATTTGTTTGGATTGTAATATCTACTAAATAATAATATGCAATTTACGATTTTATTTGAAAAACTTTTAAACGAACTTGTTGATACTCTTTTTCCAACCTTTGTAACAAAAAGAGCAGAAGGAGCGAAAAAAATAGAAGAATCCGCAATGAAAAAAGGTTCTTTTGCTATCTTAACTGCTTACCACTTTGCTGGTAAGGTGAAACCATATGCTGATGCTTTGCGAAAAGCTAAGAAAGATGATAAAGAATCCCATTTCAAAGCAAAATATAAAGAAGCTTATGCTAAACTTAAAAATTTGGATTCTCTTTCACAAAAAGAATTTCAAATGATCACAGGAACTCTTGAAGCATATGGTGAAGTCTACATTCAAGCAAAACATCCAAAAGATTATTCGAAATAATACTT